CTTGTTTACCCTTCGTGATGTGGAGACGTTGTCCGGGGGCTGGAAGACTTTTGTGCCCCTCAGCGAGTCCCGTGATTTGGATGGTAAACTCTCAGACACGCCTCCTAGGAAATCTATGATGAGGTTTATCAGTCAAGGCTCGGCGAGATACTTGGGAAATACAGGAGAGGTCGTGAACATTAATCAAAAGTCTCGGTTGATTCGTAGTCGTACATATCCGCCTATTGGTGCATTGTTGGAGGAATGTAAGGTAATGAAAGCTGAAGTATTTGGTAAACCTGTTATGAAGCCCGGATACATCCAAGGTCAATACGTGTGTCCATTTCAAGTCAATTACCAAGGTCTTTCTAAGGTGAAGAAGAGTAATATGTGGCCACATGCTCGGAACTGCGTACGACAATTTTTGATGGATCGTTTCATTAAAGGACTGCCCGATATGAGCCCTGTGGATGCTGAAACGGCCATTAACGGAATCGCTGGAACATGTTTCAAGTCGGTTAACATGTCCACCGCTGCCGGCCCGTCTTTGAAAGGGAAAAAACGGGAACATTTCATTGAATATACCACCGAAGATGGGATCCTGGTTAGAGAACCCAAGGAAGAGGTAATGACCCAAATCGATGAAATTCTTTCCCGTTATCTCAGAGACGAACATGTTGGAGCGATTACGAAGGGCCAGTTGAAGGATGAACCACGTAAATCTTCCAAAATCCGAGAGGGGAAAACGCGACTGTTCTACGTGGGTCAAACTGCTTTTTTGGTGGTCTGTCGCATGTTTTTGGGACCATTTTACAGTATGATTATGGAACACAGTGACCTCTTCAAATCTTCTATCGGTATTGATGCTCATAGGGATGCTGATGAGTTGTTTTGCCGGTTCTACCGTGGAGAGGGGAAATACATGATGGACGCTGATGTTAAGGGAATGGATCAGAATACGCCTTATGAAGTTTGTGAAGATGTCATGTTTGTGATTGAGAAGGTTCTTGCTGCCAAAGGTTATAATGCGGACGCTATTAAGATCACTAAAGGTATTTTGAGCGATATTCTTATGCCCATTGTTATCATCAATGGTGATGTCTTCCAAGTGCCCGCCTTGTTACCTAGTGGTAGCTATGGAACAGCCGAGCTAAATGGATTGCGGAATTTCTACATCTTCCTGTACTGTTTGTGTCGTGCCACTGGGAATATATCCAAGTCGTTTGACAGATACGTCGATTTGAGCACTTATGGCGACGATATAATTGCGCGAATCGATGAGCATCTCCAGGGAGAGTTTAACCCTGAAATTTATGCTCGTGTTTGCAAAACGGAATTGGATATGGACATCACGAGTGCTGCGAAGGATGGTGTCCACAGAATGGTTACAATTGGTGAGGTTTCATTTCTCAAGAGGACCTTTAGGTACCATATGGGCCTTGGGAAAAACGTAATGACTTTGGATGCGTCGAGTTTACATAAGATGTGTGAGTGGAACCTTCCGTCTAAAGTCATTACTTTGGAGCAACAAACTGTCGAATCGTGGCAAGCTATGCTACGCGAGTACTTTTTCTACGATGACAGATGTGGGTATGAAAAGCTCCGGTCCTTGTGTCATGAACTGTATGACACACTTGAGGGTAAAGAGGTCATTACCTTCAAAACGCTATCGTTTGATGAAATGATTGCGTATTACTCCTCGGACCAAAATGCTTCTACCGAGGAAGAGAAGCACCCAGATTGCGATCCTGACTTGTGAGGTAGATTCTTCACCCTCATAAGTCCTGCGCAATCTGGTTCCCGGAACAATTGAAGAAAATCAACGGCAGAGTTGGTCGACCGCGTTGATTATTTAATGGCCATCGGTTCGTAAAAATTTTGAAAACATGAGAGATAATTTGAAAATTGAAAAAGCTGAGATTGAAGGAAAATTAGCCGAATTTGAGTCTATGAATCAGTGTCGCTTGAGATCCCACGGGAAAAGAATAGATTATTCTGTTCCCACTAAGATGGAGAGTGCCGATTTGAAAGGTTATAAAAAGTTGTTATCGCG